AAGTACAGTAATCACCAACCTTATACGTTGCACTTGCACTGAACTCATCAGCCGCTACACCATACAGTATATCTTCGAGCTGCTTAAGTTTAGCTTTATCGCACTTTGTAGAATCAATAGTAAGCAAAGAAGTAGCCTTTCTACCAGGTACGTTAACCGGAGTAGTCGATACTTCCCAAGAAAAAGTTATAGCCTCAGGAGAATCATTTATAGTACTGTAAGCGCGCTCACTAGGAGCCGCCAACGCACCATATATCAGATGAAGCTTATAGCCATGCTCATTACCTTCGAGGTCGTTACCGACAACCGTCCGGTAAGACATACCGAAAGTCTTACGTTCCTGCTGGCCAATAGTAACGCCCTCAGAGACCTCAGCAGAACCATCGCAAGCTTCGAATTCTTTCGGATAAGTATAAGCCTCAACTGTTGCGCCAAATTCTTCAGCAGACATAAGATTGAGATACTTCATGTCATCTGCATAAAGTGCAGTAGCTTCGGCGCCAGACGGAGATTCGGTGACAGCGGTAAGACCATTCCACGCCACACCCTTACCATACTTATTCTCACCAAAAGGATAAAGTACACCATTTCGAACACCGGTTTCGAACAATCGTTCGCCAGCATTATCCCAATTAAGTCTCATAGATTTGCCTCCTTAATAGTAAAGTGTAAACACATCGTGATACAGATTGTCGGAAACATAATTACGATCATATTGAATCCCAGGAATTCGAGAAACGTCCATAACAATAGGGCTGTCGGGATTCGAATCTATCACGATTACAGAATAAAAATGCGATTGTATATAAACTAAATCATCTCCAAAATCATTATCGATTTTTTGACGTTTATATACAATCGCTGGGTATTCCATTTGAACATTCGGGGGAGGTTGAAAATACACATTGCGGCTCCCTAAAGTTTTCTCCAAAAGTTTTTGAAGATCGAGTCTAGTGCGCATTATATATACCTCCCAGCGATAGATTCAAACGAGGAAAATTCACTTCCACGCTTATAACTTTCCATTTCTGCCCCATATAAGTAGCATAGCGTATAGCGTGGAAAGTGTTCCTAGCATATGGGTCGGCTACGATGCTTAAGGTGTTTTGTATCACGATATCATCATTAACCTTCTCGGCTGTTCGAAACTTTCCCGTGTTCTGAATCCAATCACCATAATAATTGTGTTCTACGATTTGCTCTGACCACACG